AGGGCGATGCTGGGCGCCGGTCTTCAGCAATCAGGCGAGCATGTGACCCAGTGACATATATGCGGGCATCTGCTCGACTGAAAACCTGCCAAGCCTTCTCCAGTGTCAGGGTCGGGCGCCAGTTTGCTGGTCGGCTGGATATCTGTCCCTTCGGCATCTCGCGGTTCATCTCCAGTTCATGTGCTGCGGCAATTTGTTTGCCCTTTGTGCAGTCACACAGCACCAGTCGGGATCCGATTCGATATGGCTCGGCATCGAAGTCGACATCACCCTCATCATTCAGCGGATGACAGTGCTGGATAAAGTGGCGGAAACCATTGCCGTGCTCGATGACTCGGCCTTCTTCGTTGATGATCTCACCACAGCAGGCACAGCCACGAACGATATCGCGGACTTCGTGCCGCTCCTGTGCTTCGATGGCCATTGCCAGATGAAGCAGGTCGGCAGCTGTCGGCCAGTATCGTCCGCTGTCGGGGTCTTGAACCCATGATCGCCCAGCTTGCAGGACAACGTCGCTACGAACATTCCGCAGCGCATCTGCATAGGCGCGGACTACATCGATGTCGCCCGGATGCGGTGCCTTGTGAACCCGTGCGCTTCGCAGGTAGAGGAACACGTCCCTGATATCGTCTTCACTTGCCATTTCTGTCTCCTGAATAGTCAACTGAATCCCATGGTGCGGGACCCGTTGGTGCTGTGGTCGGCAGAGCATACCGCTCGACCAGTGAGAGGCTGTCGGATGTCTCGAAAGACTTCAGCCCTGGTGGTGATTGACTGGCTGGCTGGCTGGTCAATCCATGGACTTCGATTACTCGCTGCACTTTGTCGAGTCGCTTTCGGCTGGCAGCAGACCCCAGATCGGTCGCCAGATTGTGTCGACCAGCTGCCGCGACTTCTTCGAGTGTCTGATAACCGGCGCTGATCAAATCACTGACCAACTCCGGCCACAGACGGTCGCGGCTATTTCCAGAGATATCCAAAAGATTGATCCCAGCCAGCCCAGCCTGTGCACTGGCTGGAATTGTGTTCGTTGTCTTTGCCTTTGTCTTTGTATTACGCACCTGTGCCGGTTTTTGGTCGACTTCTGGGCGAAAAGTGGATGAAAAGTGGTCGACCGCTTCACATTCTTCCTTCGTTTTGCTTCGAAATTTGGCTGAAGATTGGTCGATATCTGGTTGATGTTTGGGCTGATTTTGGTCGATATGGAAGTCTTTCCATTCATCAGCGCGTCGCAGCAGACCCTGTGTGGCATAGCGAGTCCGCTTCCAACGCTTTGCCAGCGTTCTGCTGGTCGGGATCTTTGACCGACGACCAAGACGAATCTGACCCTGCCAAAAGGCCAAATCCATCAAGCACGACCCGTCAGACCATGGAAGCCCACCGCGAATCAAGTCGTCGACAGTGTCAAGCCACCATTCAACCTTGCATGGCTCCCAGCCAGTGACTGCAATTTTCATAGCCAGAACACCACGATCAGCAGACTGGTGCACATTCCAAGGCAAAACCAGATCATGCATAGCAAGGTTTCTCTGATGGCCAGCTGGCGCTCCCATTCCTTCCACAACTCGACATCGATGCTGATCGAGTTATTTTCCGTTTCAGTCATTTCTGTCATTTGACTACCTCCATGGATCCGGCATGCCTCCCAAGCGGTGCCGGGTCCATTTTCATTTTTGTTGTTGTTTCGCCCAGCGGTATGCCCGTTCACGGGTGAAGATACTGGCTTGATATTCAGCCAGTGCCATTACCAGCACTTCAGGTCTGACCCGATAAAGGCCGCGTTCCATCTTGTCGAGCTTGACCCAGTCAAGGTTCAAACGTCGAGCTGCTTCATAAATGGTCATTCCGATGGACTGGCGCTCCTTCTTCATCAGGGCGCCCCAGCTTTCCTTCTTCTCTGTCATTTGATGTCCGTGGGATCGGTGTGTCGGTTTATGCAGGGTATCGATTTGATCAGCCGACAGCGGAGAAAACCAGCCAGCCAGTCCAGACTGTCAGGAGACAAACCCCAGCCCAGACCAGCCAGCTGGTCGGCTTCACTGTATCGCATCTGAAGCCGCCGGCTGAATGACGATGACAAATTGTGCATTGAGATACGTGGCGATTTCCTGAAGCAGCTCAGGATGGCGGCACCAGCCATCCTTCTCCAACTTCCGCAGTGTGTGCGGTGATGTCTTGATTTCTCTGGCAAGCGTGTACATGCCGACGCCAGCTTGCTCACGAGCTCTCTTGATCTGTGTTCCGAGATGTTCCATGTCACTACCTCCGTGTAGACTATTGATGCATAACACATTTGCTGCATTCATTTATTTGCTGACGGACGATTTCCGTCTGGCGATGATAGCTTTGGCTTCTTTCCGGTAGGGCGCCAAGTCCAGTGCTGTATGCTCGACGATGAACCGTGCGGTCTTGGCGGCATCATCACCGCAAGCGATTTGAAGCCATTCACCCAGCTCAGTGTCGCGTCGGGTTGAATTGCAGTGCATGCAGGCGGTGATGAGGTTTGATGCGTTATTTCCGCCGCCAGCTGACCGACAGATGAGATGATCGAGTGACAGCATCACGCCAGGGCTTTCAGCCTTGGCGCCACAGTAGACGCATTCAAAGCCATCGCGCAGGTATATTGCGAGTCTCTTGTCTCGCCGGATCCAATTTTTGGTATGTGCCATGTCATGCCTCCCAAGCATGTCTACACTATATCGAATCCTGATAGGCATGTAAACGCCTATGCATCACTTTTCTGCATATATTTTTTTTCCTATTTTGGGTTTACACTTTACCAGGGAGGGGATAAAGATCAGACATGCTTGGGAGGCATACAATGACAGAAACTGAAAACAACACTGAAGCCGTCGAAGACATCACCTTTCTCGAAGATGTCAGCGACTACTGCTGGACCGAGACAGCTGAAGCCGTCGAAGAAATGGTGACCGATCTCGCACAGCAAGACGAAGACGACCGCTTCGCTGAATACATGGCACCCATCTTCGAAACTGACCTGCCCGGTTGGTTCAAGTAAAACAACTCGACCGGACTGGCATGCTGGCTGGTCCGGTCTTCAATCTTTCAATAGGAGACAGAAAATGGAAGTAACAAAATTTCTCGGTGGATACAGTCGCGGAAAATACGGTGTTCGCATCGACTGGGATGAAGGCATTGTCGATGAGTTTTGCGCGATTGGCCCTGGCGTTCCTGCAAAAGTTTTCCACCATCGCGCATCGATCTTCTTCGTCAGTCCGTCGACAGTGCCTGAGCGGCTTCGAGCTGAAGTCATCGAGTGCATGCCGATAATCGAAGAGCTGGCGGCACTCTACAAAGGTACAGTGTGGGATGGTCACAATCTGGTCGGTGATTGGATTGACCAGCCGGAAGAAATGGAAGAACTCGCCTATCGTCTGCAATCTGCATTCGAGTCGGTGGCGCAGTATTGGGATGCTGACGACTGGCTGGGGGTCGCTGATTTGATCGAAGTCTCTCGACTGGGGTCAACCATCGACGACATCGCGACAGCACTGAAAAGTGAGGCGCGAGATGGCGGTGTCTGGATCAATCACAGCGACACTGTGCAGGTGCTCGAAGACAGACTGGGTGAGCTGCTGCTGGAGATGATCGAGCAGGCGAACGATCCCGACTCTGGCTTCACCGCAGCCCATCATGATGACATGCGGCACATCCAGTCCCTGCTGGCTGGTGAGGAGTGATCATGGTGCAGTGTGACCAGTGCGACCAGCTGCGGGAGCAGTTGCGATTGGCTGAACAGTCCATCGCGCTGCTGGCGCCGACTTTCCCGAATGAAATCGTCAAACTGCGGTGTCAGATTCTGGAAATTCGGACGACTCTCGACCGCTTCACTCAGGGTCGATACCAAGTCCTGGCTGACGGTCTGGCGGCATCTCGATTGATTGGTGCATACCATGCACTTAAAGCCAATCAAATGCCACTGGGTGAAGACAGAGAAGCAGTGATGACCCTGCTGATTGCTGTCGGGGTCATCGACTGCCGTTAGCTGCCAGTGTATCTCTTCAAAGCATCCAACACCGCACGGGCAATCTCTCGGGCGGTGTTCGCTGTTGGCGAACCGCTGTCAGCTTGGTCATAGGCTGCCAGCAGTGTTGCCGCTTCCGAGCTGGAGATAATGACGGGAATGCTGTATCCTTCGACTTCACCCGGCCGTGACCCGTCTGCTGTCTCCACATCAAAATTGCCAAATGTGACGGCTTGATAGTCTGTTTGATGGCTCATCATGACCCCGGTAGTTTCATGCCGCGAGACATGATTTTCATTGTGATACTATCGCCAGCCGCGACCGTGTCTGATGAGGCACTGCCAAATGCCAGACCAACGACTTCATAAATTGCTACTGCTGGCGATGAAAAGGGATTGGCGGAGGGATACTGGCGAAAACCGTTGCCCACCAGGGTGCCGTCAGTTTTCAGACCCCAGCCAGTTACACCGATGTGAAGGTCAGGGCGTGTAATCACATGCCCCAGCCAGCGGTTTTGATTGGCGCCAGTCGCAAAAGCTGTGCGCTGCGCATTGCAGATCCCGCCAAATTGGGGATTTGCTGACACGCCGCTATTCCATTGCACAAAAAATTCAGACGCTTTCATGTCTGCTCGGACTGCAATTTGCGTTGGGTCTTCATGCAGACCATGCAGCATATAAATTCCGAATGTGTCGGATGCCGTGAAATTGCGTGTCAAATCTGACATCCGACTCAAGAGCACGACATGATCATCAGTATTGCAATCGGTACCATTTGGAGACAGGCGCCGATACCATCGCGGCCATTTTGGAGTTGAATTCGTTGGAGTGTGTTCTGGCAGCACATCAGCCACAGCATTGAAAGTGAACGTGTGGACACCAGAATTGATTGTGACAGTGTTCAATATGCTGTCGGGATCCAGCAAAGTCCATTCTGATGTATCCGTCAGGTCAACCGTTTCATACGTGACATCGCTGCTGTCGATATCTTCTGAACCACCACCGCCACCGCCGCTAGCTGGTGGCACCCCCATCATGTGCATGCCGCCTGTGTATGCAAAACTCATCTCAGCCCCAGGTAATGTATTTCAAATTGGGAGTGCCTGAAGTGCTGGCAAAGTACAGTCGATAAAGACCGGTGAATCCTTCCGCACGTTGCCAAATGGTCAGCCATTGCTGCTTTGGAAGCGTGACTGCATCGGTCGCATTGTTCAGCGACATCGTTCCATTGTTCGAACTGTCGTCGAGATAGACCGACACGGCCTTCACTGTGTCATTCAAACTCAGATAATTGTTGGCCATTGTGCTGCTGATGGCGATTTGACCGGATCGGCTGTAAGTCGGTGATGCAGTGCCCATGTGTGGCTCCTATTATTTGCTGGCTGGCTGGCTGGATAAATGTCTGATGGTCTTTGATAGCAGATAGCGGACAACTGACAGCCGTGGAATCAAAAGAGCAAACGGGCGCCAGTGCCCCGGCACTTCAGCATCAGGCCGAATCCGTGAACCGGGTATCGGCTGCCATCCACCTGCTGGAGTCAGTGTTGGCTTCGTTCGTGTCCATCTTTGGTCATCAGTCGCCATATCCGCCCCCTTTTCGCTCGGTGATTTCGATTGCTCTTGTCAGCTTTGTCTCAAGGTCTGAAAGTGGTCCCAGCAGTCGCTCGAGTTGCTGGGCTTGCGAGTTGTCGCGGAATCGCTGATCCATCTCTTGCCGCAGTGTCTTCACATCTTCGACGGCTGCTTGACTGGCTTTGATTGCATTGGCGACCAGCTGCTGCATCTGAATCACATCGCGACGAAGATTGGAGACTTCGTCATGATAGTCGCGCACCTTTTCCCGAATCACCTGTTCGGCGTTGTCGCGAGCAATGGCAATTTTTGTCTTTGTCGACAGGTCATCGCGACCGTCTTTGACATCGCGGTGCCGCTTCAGGTAATAGCCACCGCCGCCCAGTGTGGTGAGCAGTGCCGCCAAGATGGCGCCCAGCGTGTTTGGATCGATGTTCAATTTTTGAGTCGCCCATGCATTCGACGGGAAAAGCAGTAGAGCGATTACCGTCAGCGTGATCATCAGATTTCTTCATCCATGCCCCAGCCAGCCCCGCCAGAGCTGACTTCGAGTGCACTGGGACGACTGGGGACATCGGCGACACTGGAAGCAATCGGGCGCCGGACAATCTCGACACGTCGACGCTGCACACCAGCCATCTGTCTGCGCATGTCTCCGATGGTCGGTCCGTCAAGATTCACACGGCGCCCAGCTGCCGCAATGAAAAGCTTCAGCAGTCTATCAATCAGCAGGCCGTCGACCGCTTCCAGAATCTGACCAGCGATGCCAGGGATGACCTTTTCGAAGTCGACACTGGCATCAAGCTTCTCTGCAAACAGTGGAACCGAATCAACATATCGGTCGCGCAGTTCTTCGAAGACAAGCTCCTCATCAAAGCCAGCAGCCAGCATTTCAACCGCTTCTTCCACGATGTCTTGTCGTTTGCTTTTGATGTTGCCCCTGATTTCTTCGAGTCGAGCACGTATCTTTTGAATCAGTTCAGCCATGTCTGGCTCCTATGCGATGTCGAGAAAGAATGCGGCCTTCGCTGCTTTGAGCAACTGGGTCCGATGCTTCAGACCATTTGTGCCGCCGTTGATGGCCTTTGTCACCGCCAGTATATCGTCACGGTCTGCATGCGCGTTGATGTTTCGATCCAGCCAATAGAATGCGGCTGTCTGATAGGCAATCGCTGGGACAGCAGCCAAGTCGGGCTGCTTCTCCAAATCGACACCCAAATACACACCAGTGCGCCGATAGTTGGCGCGACCAGTCAGCTGAATCACGCCCCGGCCTTTGTATCGCTTGCCGTCCCCTGGTTGTGTGTTTCCAAGGTCTGCGCGGCCTTCATATGCTGTCCCGCTGGCGTACTCCAGAAGCGCCATGAAACCTGCGCTTTCGTGGGCGATTTGAGCGATAAAATGTGCCGCCCGTGTAGGTGTGGCCGATATTTCGATCAATGCGGCCTGTAACAGCGGCAAATGGCTGGCAGGGAACATCGTTGCAATGCTTTGGACATCTTCGAGTCGCACCCATCCAATCCCAGACACCAGACCAGCCAGCCGGCGATCCAGATCAGCAATCAACACACCCGAAGGCTGGCCAGTTTGACGAAGCCCAGCGGCCTTCTCAGCAGCTCGAATCGCACCACGGGTTCGCGGACCCAGCACACCATCGAGCCGACCCGGTTCGTATCCCATGCGTGACAGTGTGTGCTGAAGCCGAAGGATCATCGTTCGTCCACCTTTGCACAGATCAGGCGCCACAACATCGGCAGACCGTCTGGCCTATTCCGTCCGCTGTAGGCTGAAATGGCTTCGATAAAGATCGGACCCGACAGCCCATCGGCGACAAGGTCAGGGAAATCTTCAGCCTTTGCATTGGCGCGAAGTTCATCAGTCAATGGCGGTCGACTGCGGAAACCTCGAAACTGGGCTGGGATACTTTTTACGATGTAGGTTTTCAGCACTGGCATTTGTCAACCTCTCCATCGTTATACCCTGCTGGCCTGTTTTCGGTAAAGTCCGGGCATGTGCTCGGTGCATGTTTCTATACTGGCTGGCTGGCTGGTCTATCTCTATTCATCTTCGGTTCGGTCTGTCGGCAATGTTGCCAGTGTCAGCATGGTCTTGTTTTCGCCGATGTCCATTTCTTCGCGGACCACCATCACCAGTCTGTTTTCGTACCCATACCGTGTGCCTGTCAGTCGACCACGAACACCAGTCGTTGACAGCTGGATGACATCGCCAGCGGCATAGCTTCGAAGACCGTACAACACGACCTCCACAAACTCAGGAACAAAGTGAGCCCAGCCAGCCAGTCTGTCGCGTGTTTCGTTGGCGATGGCTACCTGTGCCGTGACTGTGTTGGTCACTGCGGAGATGTCATATTCAATCTCTTTTCGCGCTGGCAGTGTCGTCACATTGGAAGTCGCTGCAACAGTGCCGCCGTTGTATGTGACTTGAATCCGCTGATAAACTTCAGGCACATCAGGAGGGTGCCAGATGACTTTCGGCACTTCGATGATTTCGCTGTCGGTGATGTCTCCGAACTGACGAGACAGCCCAGCAGTGTGCAATTGGCGAGCGAATCTGGGCACAATCTGACCTTCTTTGAATGCCAGCCAGATTCCAGCTGTGCCCCAGGTCTGGACAATCCATGATGCTGGGTCGTCAATCTCAGCAGTCAGCAGAAAACGCCATTCATATGCGCCAGTCACTTTCAGGATTCGTTTTGCTCGGTCCCATGCCGTATCGCTCAGCATGTCTTCTGGAATGCCCAGCGACCATGCCTGCGGGAGCGTATCGAAGGCGCCATTCGTGCCAGCACCAGTCGACACCAGCACCTTTCTCAAGATGTCAATCGGATGACCCTCGAGCAAGACGACTGATTTGACTGTGTCGCCAGATGTTGCATTGTGCTCAGTCGTCCCAAATTGTCCGGTTGCTGATAGGCCAGTGAGTGTGTTTGTCGTCTCACCAGTAAAGGTCAAATAAAACTGTGGATGTCCGCCAGAATGCGGATCGACGATGACTGCACCGCGCTGCCCTGTCTCACGAAGAAAACGATTTGTCGTGGCGCCAGTAATGGCCAGTGATGTGTCGCCAGTGCTGTAATTCGATGAAAGGGTGTCGAGCTGCCCAGCGGAGTTGTAGAAGAGCTTCGCACGTTCAGCGGTTGATGCTCCAGCTGTTGACATCCGGGTTCGAATCGCTGTCGTCAGATCCCAGACATCGATGCGGAAGAGATTCGGGTGACCGTCGTTTTGCACTTGATTGATGCGGCCGATCTTCAATGGCTGATATTCGGACTTTGCATATCCGACTTCTCCAATCGACAGACGGAGCATGGCACCCTTGCGCAGTGCCTTCGATGCATATTCGAGTGCGGGACGTGTGAACGATTGACCAGCGACCAGCCCGTCAGCGACTTTCACCGTGACACTCCAGCCGCCTTCGATGGGTGACCAGCTCTGAATATTGACACCAGTCGAACCCAGCCGCGGCTCGAAGCCAGACTTCTGGAGCAGCCTCGCATAGGGCGCCAGACTGGGGTCGGTTGATGCGAACCATTCAGCCAGCCCGACTCCTTCACCATTGGCTGGCATAATGCATTCGAGCAAGAGTGCTTGATGCACGATACCGCCTGAATACAGAAGCTCACGAAACTCGCTGGGCCATGTCATCGGATCAGCACCCTATTAGGATTCGTCGATTCATTGGTGAAGCGTTCGCTCTGAAAGTCCGTTGCATTCACTGTGTCGTTGATGCTGAATCCACCTGCACCGATTTGATAGTTGCCACTGGCCAGTGAAGATCCAAGCATCGACGCGACTTCATAGGGCAGCTCGACCAGCGTCAAATCCATTTCGTAAATCAGACCCGGATGACGTGAATCATCAAGCCATCGCTCTGGGCTGTTTGCTGCCCTGGCATCCATGTACAGCGATGGAAAGCAGTACTGAGTGCGCACGATCCCGTTGTTTGGTTGCTGATTGTACAGACCACGCGACAGCGTCAAATGGTATCCAGTCCCGTATGCAATCGCTGTCGATATCACAGCCCTTTCGAACCGAAGCGGATTCGTGACCATGAATTCGATTTCATCGTTGTTCGATAGTGTGACCGCAGTGCTGTATGGAAGCACATTCGAGTCGGTGAAAACAGATGTCGACCCACTGGCGCCAAACCGAATCAGCGGTGCCATCCATGCTTTGTCGCTGTCGTGAGCATAGGCGATTCGACCACCATAGCGAAGATAACTGTCAAGGGTCTGAAGAGCTCGGATCACATTGGCATGGTTGGCGACATTGTATCGACCACGAAGCGTAATCAATCGACCGCCACCACGGTCGAGCCGTGTCATCGTCAACCCTTCAGCATCGGCGACATCTCGATACTGGCTGACAGCGATTGCGGATACATGCGGCAGCGCAATAGTCTGGAAAGCGGCGGCACCTTCTGGATACCAGAATATCTTCGGCTGTCCCATTTATGTTCTCCCTCGAAGTCCGGTGTCGGCATCAATCAGCTGGCTGAATCGTCTCTGGAATCGGTCTTGGGTTCCGCTGTCGAATCCGAGTGCCTGCTGGATGACCGTTGCACCCTGACCAAACATAGTGCTGGTCGGTGCTCTCGACATCGCCAATCGCTGGGCGCCATCAGCACGAACCATCCGACCACGAGTGCTGGCAGCTGCTGATCGACTTGAGCTGCCAGCCAGATTGGGATTGTTCTTGCGTACCCCAAATCCCTGCTCTTCAGTATAAAGCACCAGCCCTTCTTCGCTGAACAACTGGCGGATCAGCGACTTCTCCCCCTCCCCTGGTTCTTGGATGTCAACACCGGGGATGAGATTGAACAGTCGGCGGAACAACTCTGAAAGCGCATCGGCAATCGCTCCGGGTAGTTCAGTTACCAAAGCCACCACAAACTCAGGAATGATGTCGACCAAGATTTCAGGCAGTGCACGCACACCACCGATGATTGATTCTTTGAGATCATCGAGTTTGTCTTCAACGCCTTCGGCGCCCATCTCTCCAATGGTGGCTAACCCCCCCAGTATTCCACCAATCGGACCAAGTGCACCAAGATTGCCAGCTGCCAAAGATAGACCAGTCTGAATGCTGCCAGCAATATCGCCAGCCGTTCGTTGTGGTCTATCCATGCCTTGCACAAATTCTTCCGCTTGTGCAGCAGCCATGGCTGCATCAATTGCGGCAGCGGCCCCTTGAATATTTTCTGCAAACTCCATGTCTTCGATGCCCTGCAAAATATCGTGCAGGTCAAAAAAGGCATCGCTTAAATCAAGGACATGATCATTCATAGTCTTGATCGCTTCGGTACCAGTTTTTACCGCTTCGGTCACTTCAATTTGTGCATCTGCTACGGTGTTCAAATCATCAGCATACCGCTCTTCCGCTGCGTTTAAGACTTCGAGTCTGGTTCCAGCTAAATCACGCTCTTGGTTGAGATTGGAAATTGCCATAGCTGCATTTCTCATCTCCATGATCGAGTTGCGATTGACTTCAGTCAGTGCTCGCTCATCTATTGCCAGGGCTGCATTTCTTTCGATCTGTTCTGTTCTCAGTCGAATGATTTCTTGTTGTCTTTCAATCTGCTCATCGAGCACTCTCACTTCGTCTTCAGCTTGTCTTCGTTGTTCTTGAAATGCCTCTGCCGCTGTGCGTGTAGCAACCGCAGTATTGAATTCTTCCTGAGTGATTTGCTCTTGAGCCAAAGCCGCCAGCAATGCAGCCTCTTTGACCTTTTGATGTAGATCAGCCATGGTTTGAGCTGCTTCAGCCTGCTTCTCCATGGCTTCGGTCGCATTATCCAGATTGTTTTTCAGTACAACAAAGGCAGCACCAGCAACAGCGGCAACAGTGCCGATCACGCCCAGTGCTTTTGCTGCTGAAGACCCGAACATTGTTGCGGCATCCAGACTGTCCGCAACATCAGCGACACCCCTTGCCATCTCTTCGAGTTGTGGATCAATCCGACCCAAAACACCACCGAGCATGCCCATTGCCGATGCCGTCTTACCAGCACCATCACCGAGTTCTTCAGTGGCGTCTGTCGTTCGTTTTGCAGATTCACCAACCCTTTGCACTGCATCCTTGGTCTTTTCAGATTGATCCTCAACCATCTTGAGTGACTTCACTGATCCCGAAGCATCGGTTTCTACTGTGTACTTGTAAACCGTTGCCATCACAGACCCCCAGTCATTGGCAGCGTTGGGAAAACCATAGCCTTCTGCTGTCTGGCATTTTCGACCATCACATCAAATTCAGCAAGCCCTGACAGTCGGCATGCAGTATCAACCAACACCGACGCCCATGAACCGGAGTCGATGCCAAGGATCTGAGACGGTGCGGTGTTGTATCGTCGAGCCTGCTTGTCCAGCTGGTTGCAGGTCGCTTCATCTGACAGGAAAGGGGCGCCAGTGATCCGCCACCTCCGACGCGGGAGCCAGTGTGGCCTGCAAAATGTTGGCCAGTCCATCGGACCGAATGACACGCTCAGCGCACAGACAGACATGGTCATCGTGGTCGCCTTCTTCTTCTGGACTGTCGACCCAGCGAACTGGAACCCACTGTTCAGGGTCGTCGAAATCCTGCACATGGGTGATCACCGATTTTGCGACCGCCATGGAACGACCGATCATCTGATCAATCTGTTCGCGCTGTTGTTCGTCATCCATGCGAGCCGCTTCCATCTCAGCGGCTTCGAGTCCGCTCAGGTCTTCTTCGCTGGGCTGACGATATCGTCCGATCAGTTGCTGCATGGTCTGGATGAGCACACCCAGTCGCGCAGCCTCTTGAACACCGATGAATCGAACTTTGAATGCCAGGGCCAAATCAGCCCGAAGTGGCTGATAGGCGATGGCTGAACTGGCTTGGTCGATGCGTGAAAACATCGACCCCGTATTTGATGGTGGCATGTTGTCTCCTGAAACTGGCTGGCCTGCTGGCTGGCTGGTCAATCAGTTTGATGTTGCTGATGAGCTTTGATTGCCAATGACAATGCTGATTGCACCGTCTGATGCCGTGTCATGGCATGTAAAGGTAGGTCGAACAATGACACGGTCATTGCCGCTCAATGGCGGTGCTGGCATGTCTGTGATCTTGGCTGCTCGACAGGTGAATTCCATTGACTGATCGGCGCCGTCACCTGTGGCAGTAAAGGTCAAGTCAGACTGGGTTTCATCTCGGTGCGCTGTATACAGTGCATCAGTACCACTGCCGACATGTCGAGTCCCGACTGCAACGGTGATCAGCCGTTCGCCACCTTGGTCGACATCGGTGGCGTAATAGCTGCCCATGTCACCCACATCGCTCACATTGTTGGCGAAGGTGATTGTGACTTCCTGTGCGGTGTACTGTGCGCTGTTCCATGTCAGCTCAAAGGGGATACCGCTGGCACTGTTGTTCAAGTGGCGAGAGTAGAGAGCACGGCCGACCACGCTGGCGCCGAAAGTCGGTGTCGGTGCACTGGCAAAGCTGTCAGCCTTAAATCCGATAATGTCCAGCTCCATGAATGACACAGCAGCTCGACGGAATGTGATGCGACCGCCAGCAATGCAGCATCCGGTGTACAGTTCACGCTGTCCAGATGTTCCGATGATCTTTTCAATCGTCAGAAACTCGGGCGGGACAGTGCTGAGATTGAACGCATGCGAATACTTGCTTCCAACCGGACCGCTGGTGACGACATTGCCCATCAGCCCTTTGAGCAGCAGACCGATGCCATCATATTGAAGCGGAACCGTCAGTGTGCCGACCACCTGCTTCTGGGTGATGTGAGACAGCTGGCGGGATCCACCCCACACTGCCTGCATAACTGGGAACCGTTCATACGTGGCTGTCTCAGTGAATTCAGCCGACTGGGCCTCGACCCAGTTTGTCCGGCTGACTGGGGTGCCACGGGTCGACTCTACACCGATTCCGATTGCTGTTTTGAATGGTAATGTGCTGGGCATTGTTACTCCTATGCGTCATCTTGGTCGCGGACTTGAATCAGCAATCTGCCTTCGACGACTTGTCGAGTCGCGCCAGTTGAATCATCCGGGATCCGGGTAGTTGCCTTGACAATCAAAGTATAGTCGGTGCCATCGGTGCCACCATCGACAACCACGCGCACCAGTGCAGATCCTTCGAATCGTGTTGATGCTTCGACTTCGATGCTGGCGGCAGATCCGCCAGACTCGGTCGAAACTTCAACGAAATCGATCTCTTCCCATTCAGTCCGGTCATTGTATCGTCGAGCGCCACGACGGAGCACAGACCGGAAGTCGAACCAGTATCCACGACGGTCGCCACTGGACTTGCTGCGTGTGTTGTCTGGAAGCTGTCTGCCTGGGGTCGGGTCTGAAACCACGATGATTTCGGCTGGGCGCTCTGGTGACAAGAACCCATCAAGCGGACTGCTGATGGTGGCTGTCGCGGCAGCATCGCCAGCGTCAGCATCTCCGACATAGATCCACAGCAGAGGCATCGATGACTGCTGGGCTTCCCAATTGTTTGAACCACTGGCGCCATAAATCTCAAGAGTGCCTGAGCGGCTGGTGTAGTTCCATGTTCCCCATGCATGGTCGACCAGTGTGATGCCATCGGCATCGGTCACCCGGATGTCGTATCCGTCAGATCCAATCGACTCCCAGAAGAGCTCGAGCGTTTTTGGAATGATGACTTGCACATCTTGATTGCCGGAACTGGCCAGCGTTGATGCATTCACGCACACTGGGAATCGCTGGTTGAATGGATTCGAGGATCCTGAGATTTTCAGCCATGCCATGCTATCGGCCTCTGAGATATCGAAGGGTCAAGAGCACATCGACCGCGCTGGGCTGTGCCTGTGAGCCGGGTTGTGATGAGAAACGCGGCACGATTTCGATGTTGGTAACATCGAGCACATTGATGTTTGCCAGTGCTCCACCGCTTCCCAATGCTTCATCGACTGCATTCAGGATGTCGGCTTCGATGACATCCAGTGCCGTCTCGCGGTCAGCGTTGTCTTGACTGTCTGGCGGATTGTAGATTGTCAGGGCATGAACCCGTTCAACCATCCAGCCAGCCAGTGTGGCGTCGGGATCTCTTGTGATGCTGGCGCGACCACGCCATACATATGCAATCTGGCCAGCTGGTCGACCCGTTGCTGGTTCCATACCGGAGAATGTCGATGTGCTGAGATTCATCGTATAGGGCAAAATCCCATTGATGCTTTGCAGCATCTGAATCAATGCGCTTCGGACTTGACTGCTCGACATCACATCACCCCACGATGATTCAATGACAGCAGCGGTTCCAGTTCGGCGCGAAGATCATCATCAAGACCGCTCAAGGCTTCATCCATTGCTGGCCCCAGATACGGTCGAGCCGGGATCCGCACCCGCTCCACTTTTCGCCATCCACCGTCAGCCAGCTGAAAGACAAGCCAGGGGCGACCCTGAATGATGCCGCCGACTTCATGAATCATCGCATATCTGACATTTCCGTTTCCGGCTGACAGAGAAGCCGTGACCTTCCCGCCCTTCTTTTGAATGCGTGTCTTGATTGACCGAGCCAGATTGCCGCTGCGACGTTTCAACACGCGACCGCTGGCATTCATGATGGCCAGTCGTTCGGCTGTCGCCATGGTGTGCTTGACTGCATCACTGACACGGTCTTCGAAGTGATCCGCAGCATAGCCCAGATCCAGCGGAAACTGGCTGAGCGGCTTCATGGCACGTACACCGATGGCAGCCGATACTGTGCCAGCAGCTGCTTCACATGGTCGGGAATTTGCTCAGACCGATACGTAATATTGAGCCCATCGGGGCTCGATGTCGCGGATGTTCCGCGTCGACTTCTGAGATTGAACATGTGCAGCACAAACTCAGTCGCAGCATGAACCAAATCATCGGGAACTGTTGAATAGCCTGCTGTATAAATGACTTTGATGGCGTGGCTGCTGCGTGACCATCCACCATGCAGGCTATCCGCCTTCAGCCGGATGACCTCACCATGCAGACCACGCTGGACATAGTCAGACCCAGCAACAAGATCCGCCGCCGTGTACTCTTCATCCGGGTCGTCATGAATCGAAGTGATTGCAGTGACGGGGTAAGGCTCCAGCACCAGCTCGCGGCTGTCTCTCACCACAACTTGAGAAGTGCCGGAATAGTGGGTGTAAGTGGCTGATTCCATTGTCGGATTTCCGCTGACCGTCGCAGCAGGGTATCCGCAATACCGAGCAATGATGATCCCTGCCCGTGAGATCAAATCTGACATGCCTGTCTCAGTGGCCTGAATCGAACCACCGGACAAGGCTGCGACATTGCTGGCATTGGTAAGAGCCACTTACACCCTCCAAATCAGTTGATCAGATTGAAAACCAAAGTCACGCGCAGGTCATATGATGGACCCGTTCCGGCTTCAGCAACATCGAAGCTAATCGTGTCACCGCTGCTCACTTCACGCTTGTCACCGACCATGGAAGCACCAATCGTCTGGGCATGAACACCCTGAGCCAAGACGCCACCAGCAACATTGGTCTGGCGGCTAAAGATGGTGGTTGCATTGATGGTCGCACTGATCGTGATGTTGTCGGTGTCGCTTGCTGGATCGACTGCCAGAGCATTTTCGATGTATGCCGCTTCGAGGTAACCCTTCTCAGCATATGGCCAGACGACCCGTGCAGCGTCGATAGAGTTTGCACCGGTGAGGGTTCCAGATGTGATCACCCGTTGATTGATACCCATTGTAATCTCCAGAAGATTAACGACCGATAAACTGGCTGGCTGGCTGGTCTATCGGTCGAAGATTTATAACTACGAGAGCCAGTTGTATCCGAAGCGAACGACTGCTTCATTGGCGCCAGACACGGTCTTGAAACAACGACGCAAGGTGGCGACGACATGTGTTCCGCCAGTCTTGATGTCGCGCTCCAGCTCGACCAGCGAACCACGACGCTGATAGTGCATGAATGCAGAGCGGTCGACAGCCAGTGCGCCGGAGAGAGAACCGGAGCCAGTGTAAAGACCAGTGGCAGCAAGGTCAGCAGACAGGTAGCGGCTGACGATGATGGGATGACCGAACACCGATGCCAGCTGGCCAGTCAGAAGGGTCGCACCGTTGCCCAGCTTGTCGAGGGTCAGCACATTCGTGTCGGCCAGCAACTTCTGGTAGAACACTTCTGGGCTGACGATGATGGCCAGTTGAGAAGCAGCGCGCTCACCCATGCCGCCGACCAGTTCAGACATCAAACCGGTGACGGTCTGTGCGGAACCCATGTCGACAGTCTGGGAGCGGTCAGCAGCCAAAGCGCGAAGACCGAGAAAGATGCGGCGGTGATCAGCAGCACCACCAAGACCAGAAGAACCCCAGCGGCTGCGGATGTTCCAGTTGGCGATATCATCCTGATGGCTCGCAGCTGTGTCACCATTGATCATGGTGTCTTCATACCCGTCATTCAGGGCATCAACGACAAGGCGCCGCACCAGCGGCTCCATGGCGACAACAGCATCTTCCGCATCCATCTCATCATAAACAACGCGCACAGCCCAGTTGCTGACGGTGATGGTCGTTTCGGACGTGACAGGGGTAGACCCGGTGTAGTTGGTCGGGTCGTCGCTGGAGATGGCGTTGCGCTTGTAGGGGCGAACACCAGTCGTCAGCGATGGCTGAAGCATGGTTGCATTCGGCATATCGATTGTGCCGAACAGAGCAGCGACAGCATTGGGGGTCTGAAACTCTTCATAGATGCTTGGGAAGGTTCCGTCAGGAATCCACTCAGCACCCGATCCAGCGGTGTCGGTGATGGCCTTTTCAATCTGACCACGAATGCCAGTTGGGGCGCGATGCAGGATCTGAAGAATCTCAGCATCGGTGCGCGGTGTCGCGTTGTTCTTGGCGACAAGGCGGACAAGGCTTCGACGCTCGACTGCCTTCTGAAGGTCATGCTGCCAGTCGGTGCAGATGGTCTTGTCATCGAGCAGGCCGGGCTGATGAATCTCAGCGGACTTGCCAGCAAACTGGAGTCGGCGCTTCGTGCTGCTGAGATACAGGCGACCAGTTTCATCGGTGTACCGATGCATCATTTCGCGGTCGCTGGTGTTCTCGACGTTGCGAGCAGCTGGGCGCGCTTGCGCTTCAAGCAGTCCTTGCAGCTTGCCAGACAGGTCATCAACGGCGCGGCTGGTGGCGGTTGTGTCGCCAGCCGTACGGGTCAGCACAGCAGCGGCTTCTTTCAAATGCTCACGCAGGCTTTTCTCGGTGATTTGTTCGGGCACTGTCAGCCCTTTGTTTTCATTTCCGAACATTATTCGGACTCCTTCAGAAAGGGCAGCCCCAAATCGGGCGCCGTTGGTTGATCACGAAGCCAAGACAGTGAATCCGACTTGGCAGATGTTTTCGCATTTCCAATCATCGCATGGATGCGGCGCCGTGTCGCTGGATCGGCCAGCAGGTTCCGCAGCTGCTCATCAGTTGTCTGGTCAGCAGATGCTGCCAGAAGTGCCGCGCTGTTTGCTGGCACTGGCGTGATTGAAAATTCGACAAGTTCGTTTTGGCTGGCAACGATGCCCAGCGAGTTTTCTTTATATCGGGGATCATCTTTTGGTAGATCCGCACGATACTTCACCTCACCAGGGAAGAATCCGACCGACCCAGCAGAGAGGAATCCGCGTTGCAGTTTGCCAGCCACTTCGGCAGCGAAGGGATCCTGCATATCAAATTCCATCTCGATCATCAGTTGGCCGTCTTCGACGTCGACCGATGTTGCCCTGGCGATTGGGGGTTTGCTGCTGTCGTGATTCCAGAGGATGACCGGATTTGAGCGGAATGATTCAAGGTTCCATGACTGCTCGACGATGTCGCCCATGCGATCCACATCAGCAGTCGACGCGATGAATTTGAATCGGCTCTGAATCATCTCTTCTTCGTCTTCATTATGAATCCGCTTCAGCACGATACCGAGTCGCTGTGTCATATCGTCTCCACTTTTGGCGGCATATTGCGGCGCCGCCTTCTCTTCTTCGTCGGCGGCTTCCATCTGCCTGACAACTTTGTTCGACCATGATTGGCCGGGATCCCCGAACCACGCTGCCCATGCAACGCGGCCAGCAGAGGGATAACCCGGCTCCCCTGGGTTGAACCCTTCACCCTGTTTGTCAACCTCATGGCGTGCCAGCCATGCCCGCATCAGTCGCGCTTTCTCCGGTGTGATCTCTTCACCGTTGGCAACCTTGCGAGCCCACAGCTTTGTTGACTGCACCATGCCATCACCGGCTTCACCTTCTTCGATCCACTCGACAGCTCGTTTCGCTTCGTCAATCATGCCAGCTGTCGGCATGAAATCAATGTGAGCGTATTTCTGCGGCACTGCCTTTTCGTCGGTCGACTTCTCACCACGCGTCGACATTGGATGCTGTTCAGGCAGCAGATCCGTGTCATGCTTGCCAGACCTGAAGCGGTCATTTCTCAAGGCATACAGAAACGAGTTGACGCGAGCATATGCCCACTGATCAGCAGACCCCACACCGGGTCGAACTGATGCTGGGTTTGTGTTGTATGCACCCACACCACGCTCGAAGACCTGCCCCAGTGTTGCCGGAGTTGTGCGGCGCCACTCAGCTCGATTCTTCATCGCTTCGTTGTGCTCTTCGGCTTTGTTCTTCAGACCCTCCTGAACTTCTTCAGACAAGTCGGAGAAGGCACGGACGATCCGCAGAGCTGGGCGGACTTCATCCCCTTCAGGGATCGGTGTGTAGCCCAGTTCGTCACGGGCTTCGTTCGGCGACAGCACACCAGCACCAACCAAGATTTCAGCACGCTGTGCAGACAGCAGCTGGTCTTCGGCACTTGCAATCGGTTCGACTGGTGCTGCCTCGACATCACTTGGCTGGCTGGCTGGCTGGAGCATTGATGGATCGATTTCGTTAAATCCTTCGACCTTCAGTGCATCCATCGGGCTGAGTCCGAATGTCTCGACCAGCATGGCAGCTCTTGTCATGCGGTCCGTTCTGCTCTCCTGAAGGGCATCGACACCAGATGTGTCATGAACAACCCTGTCGGATGTCGTGCCCATGCGTTGAGCGATTCGGGTCAGCCCATCTTCGACCAGCGCGATCAGACCGAGCAGGTTCTGCCAGTAAATCCGATTCTGCTCTTTTGCTGTCGCGAAGTTTGCAGACGGCAAGAACAATCGAACATAGGCAACACCCACGACAGCCAGCACGCTGGATCGAGTCCAGTCGCGAGCACTGCTGAACTCCATGTCCTTTGCATTGAACGGGAGCAGGTTCACATCGACCGGACCATTGATCGGCACCACGCCACTGGCTTCGATGTTCTTCTGAACAGCCTTGACCAGCTTTTGCATGACATCGCCCGGTATCGGCATGTCACCCTTGGGACTGATGGTCATGGATGGCTGACCGCGACCAGCTTCAGTTCTCCATCGCTGACTGGCTGCATACTCTCCAGCCAGTTCGGTCTTGAGCACTTCGATGGCGCCCTGACCATACAAAGAAGCTGGGCCGTCTCTCCAGCTGGTCTGCCTGATGTGGATGACATCGTCGGGGCTGTAGTCTGTCTCGACTTCTCCATCAGTGAACCGATAGGCCAGCACACCACCATTCACGCTGGGAATGATTTGGACGTGCTCTGGGTGCAGTCTCATGATGGAACTGACAGCAGCACCGCGACCGATCACCAGCCCATAGAAGTTGCCGCACAGCAGAAGGTCGACCAGCATCTGTCGGCGCCACAGTGTGGGACCAACTTGCGACGATGGGCGCCGAAGCAGCCGTTGCATGGGATGGTTTTCAACGACTCGTGACCGTGTTCCGACTGTGCGTTGAATGTTGATCGGCAGTCCGCTGATGTCATTCGCGACCGCTTCGATGGCAGCATAGACCCATGGGAAGCTGCCGAACGAAGACATGCTGTTGACGACTGGATACGGTGACGGGGTCGGATACTCCTGATCCCAAGAAGAGCCGAACGTGATTTGCTCCGGCTGTTCAACGACTGTCAACTGACGGACAATCCACCGCCAGCCATCGGCCAGCCGCTTCGCTATGCTGCTGTTTTGATCTTTCGCCATTGGTTGCCGAATACCGCCGCAGGGTTTGCTGGTCAAGACTAACATACACGCCAGAAGTCAAAACAACAAAAAACCCGGCCGTTTGGCCGGGTCCTTTGACATCAAATGATGTGCTATTCGTTGATGCGGTCAACTGCGATATTGACATAGCCCAACCAACCAGCACGGGCGCCCATCTTGTTTCGATTGGCTTCGCTCATTGTTCGGTCATTCTTCATCAGATATTCGTCGACCATTTCACCACCGCCAGTGATGCGGGCGATGTCCGCATGATTTGCTGCATCGGCGAAAAAGGGATGGTTGACGACAAGGTGACGAACTGGAGTGCCTGTGCGGATTGATGTGCGAGCCATGCCGATGGCATGCTGCCACAAAAGAGCGTGATTGATTCCAGTGTATTGCATTTGAAGTCTCCTGAGATTGTGGCCGGCTTGACTGCCAACCACACACAATATGTATCAACCATTGGCTGAGCGTCAACAATATATCGTCATTTTTTTTTCTTCACTTTTCTACATGTTTTATGTTGACGATGTTGAGCATCGGACTATTAAAGAGGTGTGGTTGAGATGAATCACCACAAACCAGGAGACAGAAAATGGCACACATCACATACAAACAATACTGGGAAGAAGTCGTCGACCTGATGCTGACCGTGATTGATGAAACCAAAGCTGCCAAGACATCTTTTGAAGTCGCCGATTGGGAGAAGGCTGCATCGATCTGCGGGGAAATCACTGACAATCATGAATGGACTATCTACACGTTCAAAAGCCAGTTCGTGTTGCTGCACACTGACAATGCCAACGCATACTTCGACCATTTCGGAGCCCTTACTGTCGACAGCCCGTCTGAATTCTTTCTCAAAGTTGCAGGCTATGCGCTGTATTCGGATGTTTGGGACATGCTGTGTCGCTACATGGCGGCACTGGAGAATGCCGCCTAATCGCTGAGCGGTTTCGCTTCTGAACCCGGCCTGCTGGCTGGGTTTTTTTATACCCATTTCGGGGCTGTCTTCATCCAATAGATCATGTAGCGAAGACAGTCGGAGAGGTGGTCGGCCTGTTTGTGAATCGTGCCATCAGGTCGACGCCGATACAGATTCAACTCACGCAGCAGCTCGACGCATGAAGCATGAATCACCAGTCGAGCATATCCGCCAGATGTAACCGCCAGACGTTCGGCGACTGCATCGATACCGGCCTCGACATCTTTCTTGGCTGGGCTTGTGATGATGTCATGATCTCGCGCCAGCGTGATTCTGCCATCTCTGTCTGCTGGGTCAGCGACAGTCCATGCGTATCTGTCATCGCCTGACAGCAGTTTGATTTGTCTTGCGTTGCCTGACAGCTTCACATCTTGCGTCAAGAGCTCGCGATATATGACTAGCTGGTCGCGGTTTGGATTGTAGGCGCCCCAAAGACAGGCGAAATTAAATCCGAAGTCTATCGATCGATACTTCTCCCAGCCAGTCAAGTCAGGCAGGTCGTTGATGACATGGATGGCGCGGTCGAGGCTGGGGTATATCAGACCCCTTGCCCTGGCAAACTTGCCATACAATCGAGCATCGCGCTTGTGCGGTTCGAGATGACTGAAACGAGCCAGCAGGCTGCGGCTCTTGACATGTGGATTGTCGAGCCCAGTAATTCGGCTGTGCAGGTGTCCCGGTGGCGGCTCATGAACGAATCGCTGATACGTCCATGTCAGTCCTTTCAGCGGTGTCATGGACAGCACGGCCGGGCCATCGGTTTCAGCCAAACCACGACTGATCTCCTCGTAGACATCTTCTGGGTGCTCTTCGTCCAAAATGGCTGCTCGAGGCGCATTGCCTTGAAACTTTTCACGACCTTGGGCAGCTGCTTTCAAAACAATCCTGCCGCCATTTGGAAGAATAACTTCGGCTTGATCCTGCGCCTTCCACTTTCGTCTTTGTGACCCGGCTGGGAGCCATCGGTCCAGCTTGGGTCGGTGGTACTCGAGTGAATCATTAAAGGTGAGTGCGCTAATCAAAACCGCTCGATCATTGCTCGCAGGATCTTTCGGGATGCAGTTTGCGTCGATGCCGTTGAGCCGACACCATCTGCGGACCCACCACTCACCGGATCCTGCCGCCAATGCGATGGCCAACTGGATTGCAGATTCTGATTTGCCAGCGCGATTGGCTCCACCAATCATGTAAGCAACCAAGCCTCGAGTTTGTACGAGCTCGGCAATGGTGTCTCGCTGCGATGTCCTGGATTCTGGCTGGTTGTACATCTCGCAGTCTTTGTTGACACAAACGAAGGCGCCTCGACTATCTGCGACTCGGACCATCTCATGACCGCATCCACGAGCTCTGGATGAGTCACAATTCCACCGAGTGCAGTGTGGGCGCCATAGCCGAGCAAAGGCCATCGGAAATGCAGCCGCCACTCGTTCAAGATGATCCAAGTCTTGGATGTGCTCCGATAGCCTCCATCGTGCTTCGTTGACATCCATCTTGGTGTTTGTTGACTGGCTGGCTGGCTGGATTTTATTCTTCGTCTTCATGATAGACGACCGAGATCAATTTATCGCGGATGACCTGAGTCTCATCGATGCGTGCAATCAAGCGGTCCAAGTCATCACCATCGCCAAGGTTGAGCGATTCAGTCTGGGCAAACTCGCCTCTCACGTCCAGCTGTCGATGGTATCCGAATCGGCGCTCCATGATCCATGCGGAGGCTCTCCAATCATCTTGGGCAGCCTGCTGAATCCTGGCAAGTTGCATCGCAGCGCACTGAGCTCGACCTCGCGAGATAACGTCCCAGAATTGTCTGTACACTGTGCCCTTCTCATTCCTGCCTCGACTTAGGTAGCGGTAAAAGGTCGTGCGTCCGATCCCAATGTATTGGTACGCCAGCTCATTGGTCATCCCCAGGCGCATGGCTTCAGATGCCAGTCGCAGCATCTCTGGCGTGATCTCAGGTATGCGTGCCATCACTCACTCTCCAGAGCCGCCGAAAGTCGAGCTCGTATGATGTCGCAATATTGAGGCTCCAGTTCACTGGCGATACAAGAAAAACCCTCACGCTCTGCGGCAATCAGTGTCGTTCCACTTCCCCCAAACGGCTCGACAACCAAACCACCGGGTGGTGTGACTAACCGTATCAGCCAGCGCATCAATTTGATCGGCTTTACAGTCGGGTGGAAATTCTTTACTTCATCAGCAGTCCGGCTGGCGCCTGCCCTTGGGTTGTTGAGTCCTGCGGAACCTTCCTTCCGTGAAACAGCATTGGCGCCGGATATTGATTTGAGCTCTTCACATCCGGCTTCCTTTTCAGATCGGGCAGGCTTTACACAGTAATAAACATTGCTTGGCCATCGGCCAGCATCTTGCAAATCAGTATGGCTGTCTGATTGTGGCCATGCTGGATCTCCATACGGGATCCGGCATCCGTCAATATTCAAACCACCAGTGCCATGCTTGAGCACGTTATCTGCGACAGTGCCGTCAAGAGGTTTGCGAGCAAGTATTGCTGGCTCTTGGGCTGGCTTCAAACCAGTTCCCCAGCCATCATGGCGGATGGCTTCAGGTGAAGCAGGTGCAGTGATGTTCACCTCGATTGCGCGAGATCCGCCAACAGTGTGCCTCTTTTCACCGGGTACTGCTATGCCGCTAAACTTAGTGCCGATGATTTTGCGTTGATCGCTATACCCAAGCTGATTGTCGATGGCCTTTGAAATATCAAGACTTTTGGGAAACCCTTGCCATTGCAGCCAAGCAATCTGATCGCGAATTTCAAAACCTGCATCCTCAAGATTCACCGCCAGTCGGTGGACCGTGCGTGTGGCTGCAAATGCAACCATATATCCACCAGGCTTCAGTACACGAAGACATTCAGCGGCTAATTCTGCGCCTGGCACACTGGAATCCCAGCCTTTGCCCATAAAGCCAATCCCGTATGGTGGGTCTGTTACGATGCTATCGACGCTGTCAGTTGGAAGGTTTCGCAACATTAAAAGACAGTCAACGCAGTGCAGATCGTGGCGCCCAATCTTCACACTGTCACCCGGCTGAGTGATAGTCGGTATCTCTTCAGGAATCGCGTTGTCGTCAGTATCTGGAGCAGGTTCAGTGTCGATAGAATTGAAAACATCCGAAGCTAAAATTGCATCGAGCTCCGCATCATCCCAGCCCAGCCCACTTAAATCGAATGACTGAGCATCCAGATCCTTCAAGATTTCAGCCACACCTGCATCATCCCAATCGGCAATCTCGCCAAGTTTGTTGTCAGCCAATGCCAGTGCTGCCGACTGTGCTGGATCCAGATCCATATAGCGGACCAAGACCTTGTCCATGCCAAGGCTTTTGGCGGCTTTGTGCCGTGTATGCCCTGCAATGATGACACCGTCTGACCGTCGAGCGATGATGGGTGCGCCCCAGCCAAATCGCTCGATGGATTTTGCAACATGCTCGACCGCATGGTCATTGTTGCGGGGATTGTTCTCCCACGGCTTCACATCGTCAATATGTACCCACTGAGCTGGGTTGGTTGGTTCCATGTTTGTCTCCTGAGTTGTTCACAAGATTATCCGCAGTTGTGAATTAGTCGGCACCCTTCACCATATAACTGACCGCGTTGTCCAAATCGTTGCTGGTGATGACCGACACAGTCTCTCGAAGTGGAATCGGTGAAGCCAACGAAGCAGCGACGCAGACATAAAGATTCGAGCTTTCACCGCGCTTTCGTTTTGGGAATTGCGAAGGGATGGGCAGCGAATCATGACAGTCTTCAGCAGATGACAGCCAGCATTGAGATGTCGACAGCAGGCAGGACACTTCGCAGATGTACCCGGGCCGTCTTGGATCACTAAGAAAGGTCAGCGTTTGAATGCCCCAAGGGTCGACGGGGTCGATTCGCGGTCCGCTGGGCGTTGTCACTGTTTGCCTGATTGGGCAAATCGGCGCCACTGCATCAACTGTGTCTGGCTGGGTGCGGTCTTCCAAATCATCGAAGTCCGCCACGGTTCCAAGCTGGCTGGCTGGATCGGGTTTTTCTTCTATTTGAGAACACAAGGCAAACAGGGTGATGGGCAGTGCCTCTCTCATGAGTCGACCGGGAGCCAGCAGCCAATGTCAGTGCCGCGCCTTGATCTCTCGACTCGCATGCTGACAGTGAATGACAGCGACGAATGGCGCCACTGTCCAACGCCATCGCCTTCGATGACACCAGCGATTCGCTCGAATGCGCGACCGGACAGCAGCTGGTCGGCCTGAGAGTAGTGCACAGTCAAATCAAGTGAGCCATCAGGGTGCGGCACATCTGCGACCAGTGCAGTCCGCCACCGCTCGACGCCATCCAGATCAGCCAGTCGAAACTGAACCGTCCGAGCTGCCTTCAGCATCAAGTCGCGGTGCTCTGGATCTGTCGAGTGGAGTGTGACCTGCAAATCCAGTGCACCACCGGGTCGCTGTTTTGTGACCATGGCTGACCGCCATCGCGGCTCCCGTGAGTTTACATCATCTTCGAGTCGATATTGTACCGATGAATGTCTGAGCATCATGGCTTGCAGCTCCTGAAGGTATGGCGGATTTGGCAGCCCCGGCCATGGTCGCAAGACCAGCACCAGCAGGCCAGCACAGTATCCACATGAAACATATCCCCAGCCGGGTGGCGGCTCGGTGTCAGGTGCTGTTCGACGCACCCTGAATCGCTCGACATTCAGCCACCACACCTGCGGCTTTCCGCACAGCGGACATGCCATCGGATGACCAGGCATGTCCCACCACATCAGCGTGTTGCTGAAGTGGAGTCCGGGCATGGTGGCTGGGTCTGTCATTCCTGCTCGTGGTCCGATGGCTGGCTGTCGACTTCTTCGAGTGCTTCGGTCAGCTCGTCTGGCTGGCTGGCTGGTGTCTCTTCTTCGACTTCTTCTGGCTGCTCCGGCTCTTCGGTCGATGCTTCCAGACATTCGCATTCTGGGCACACATCCATCATCGCTGTCAGCTCTTCGTCGTTGGTGCTGATCAGCACTCCGCAACACATGCCCCCAATCATCCACGCCAGCCGAATCGCCCATTTTTTGTCGAACACCATATGTCACCTCTTTTGGTTCGGCATCGGAGCGAACACCGCCCAGAACACCAGATAAACCATCAGCACGAATGCTATCACGCGAGGCGGATTGTGCTGATTTTGTATCGTCAGACCTAGCAGGATCGCAATCAGCATTCGAAGAGCATACACCCAGTGTGTCGACACTGGCATCTCTCGAATCGGTCGTGAGCGGTCCCACAGTCTCAGCAGACCAGTCGACGCCTTCGATGTCCAGCTCTGGAAATGAAACACCGGGCTGATTGTAATCAACCCGGCGCCGTCTTGTCCGTTTGTTTTGACTGGCTGGCTGGTCTGGAAAATCAATCACCTTTCCAGCCATGCCAGACCTCAGTCGTCGGGATCCACTATGCAGATAGTGACATGAACCCCTGGTTCATCGCCAGCGTGTTTCGTGGCTGAAATCTCGACCACTTGTGAATCGTTAACAATGACGCGAGCATCTTGGGCCGCATCAAGAATGGATTTGATGTAATTGTCGAGATCTCCCCACTTCCCGCCGATGGGCGCCGGATAGTCTTCGTCGCTTTTCCAGTACAAACCATGCAGCCCTGTGCGCGGTTTTTTCTTTGGGCGTGGAATGACGACTTCGACACTGATGGCAATCGCATGCGCAATAGGCAATCCGGAGCGATTGGCAGACTGGAGAAACAGGCTGGCTTGCTCTTTGTATCGCTGATATCGCTTGGTGTTGTACGTCCCCCAACGAGTGACACGGGGCCGCGATGCTGCGACTGGCTCGCCGGGGATGAAGCACATAAAAACGGGTGGTCCGCTCATTTGATCGCTCCTTTGTCGACGCGATGCCGCAACTGCTCCCGACACATCGCCAGCCTGACTATGGCTGACCTGATTTCCATCATCAATGCAGCTCGACTTGCCTGCACATCGTCGGGCTGGTTGCATCGCATCGCCAGAGTCAGGTCGTGGTTCTCAATCTGAAGACGGAGTCGATACAATTCATAATCCGCCTTTTCGAATTCAATGAATTCAGGGCCAGCATCGAAGGCGACAGCCATTTCATATGCTTGATCCCTGACAGTCCGTGTCAAAGGGCACAGCGGAT